ACGGCTTCTGCAAGAACAGGGTGGTTAACACCTGATGCACCTCTAAACGGTTCTGTTCTTCTTTCGTATTTAAAACCCAATAGTTCTAATCCCTCTCTGTAAGATTGTTCCCAATCTCCACGAGATTCTTTGTATTCTGTATATTTGTCAAAAAGATTTGAACCAAGTTCATCTAAGTCTTGGTCATCCATAACTTCTGCTAAATTTTGAAAGTGAGTATCTGATTCTAAATTTTCTTTTCTTGGATCAAAAGATATTTCTGCGCCACCCATTTCATCCATTATGACTTCTGGTTTTTGCGGATCTTTTGGTAAATCTTGTCCTGGTATCGCAACTTCTTGCTCTACAAAAGCTTCGTCAGATACGGGAGTATTCGGTAATGCGTCGTCTATTTCTGCCATGTCTCTTTCCTGTTAGTTATAACACACCTTCATAAGTTGGTTTTGCAAGTATACTGAATATTCCTTGATTTTGCAATGGTGTTTCTTCTGGCTCTTCTTCTACCATACTTTCAATACCGTATTTGTAGTATGGACCCATTTGACTTTTTCTATTTGCTTCTCTAGCTGCATCTATTTCTGCTCGTGATGGTGGTATTTCATCATCATCAACCATAGTCATTCCACTTTGATCAAATTTTAAATCTGCTATGTTTCTAAGTTTTTCTGCTTTTGACATTGAATCTAATGTTGCTTGTAAATTTTCATCTGCAAAAGTTTTAGGAGTATATAAAAGATCTCCTTCAAATTTTAAATCATCTCCTCTTTTACCTTTAGCATAGTCGCTAACAAATTTTCCTGCGCCAGCTACAGTCGTTGGTAAATTTATTAAATCTTGAAAAAAACTTTGAGCCACATATTTACCAGCAGTTTTGTCTCCTGCTCCTTTTCTAAAAGCTTCTCCTGCATCGATTGCTGCAAACAAAGGATCAATAACAATTGCAGCTTTTCCAAAACCTCTTAATACAGTTCCACTTGTATTTAAAATTCTTGTAGCAGCTTGTTTAACAGAGGGTGGTAACTCAAAACCCATGTCTGTAAAATCTATAAAGCCTGCAAAACTATTAAACCTTACACCTTGAGAAGCAGCGTGTTTTTTAACAATTTTAATGTCATCTTCTAAAGATACTCCACCTCTAGCTTTATTTAATTCATTTAGAGTTGCTATTAATTTTTTAGGATCTTTTGTTACTGCTCTTTTTTTACCACTACTATCTTCATAAGTTCCTGAAATTAAATTTTCTAGCTCACTAGTTTTTGTTATTCCTAAATGACTTAAATCAACTGCAGATTTAGAGGGTTGATACCCTGCATATTTTCCTGTGTTTCTATTAAAATAAGTTAATTGATTTTTTTTAAAATAATCATCTATTCTTTTTATTTTTGCTTTTTCATTTGGATTATTTGCTACGTAATTTTCTACTCTTTTTTTTGTAGTGTTATTTACTGCTTTTGGAATGATATATAAATTTTTTGGATACTCTATGTCTAAGCCATCCAATATTTTTTTAGTTGCTTTATCATAATCTACTGTAGCTCTTCCTCTAATGTGATCTACTTCAAATTGTGCGTTAATTCTTATTTGTTGCATATCCATATCTTTTAATGGAACATTTTCTATTAGACCTGTTTTTGCATTAAAGAAAGCTGTAACTAAATTTTTTAATTTAGGATTATTGTCTACAAATTTGTATAATTGTTTATCGCTCATTTTTCTTAATCCATTATTTAGAGCTCTACCTAATAGTAAAATTGTGTTTCTATCTCTACCGTAGCCAAATTTTTTATACTCAGCAGATTGTTTAGATATAGTAGTAATGTCTTGTTTGTAGCTTTTAGGATATTTAGTATAAAATGTTTTTTTAGGAAAACCAAAAGTTTTAGATTTTTCTAATTGTTTAAATTTTTGTTCTGCTTTTTTCTTATCAGGATCTAATACAAATCTATAGTCTTTACCTGGAGTGTCTCCTCTCCCTGCTTTGTAATATGAAATTCCTTCTCTATTTAAAATATCTTTTAAAGCAGCAGCTTTATCTATTCTACTTACTTTTGATGTATCAGTTATTCTAAATTTTTCTTTTGGATAAGGCTTATCAATATTACTCATTAACTTTGCTAATTCACCTTTTGTAAGTTTTAACAATTTTTCCATCTCAGCAGTATTAATTGTTCCAACGTTAGGTTTGTAAGATTTATTAAACGTTTCTACTAAGTTACCTATGATTGCATTAGATATTAATTTTTTTTTACCTTTTCCAAGTGATGTGCCTTTTCTAACGGCTTCTGATATTCTAGTTTCTTCTACAGTTT